CTGGTGCCGCCTATGCTCCGCAATCCTCCAAGGTTGTTGCATCCAAGGCAGCTCTTTCTAGACTCGCAAATAGTGGCAGCCACCGCGATGCGGCTGCTGTGTTTGAACAGTTTATAGATTGAGGTAATTTCAAATGTCCCAGACAGCAAATACTTTCGATACCTTTGCCGCTAAGGGTATCCGTGAGTCTCTCTCCAACGTGATTTACAACATCTCGCCGGAAGAGACCCCGTTCATGTCGAACATTGGCCGCGAGAACGTCAAGAACACCTACTTTGAGTGGCAGACGGACTCGCTCGCCGCCGCTTCGACGACCAACGCGCAGGTGGAAGGTGACGACGTGTCGTCCTACGACTCGACCGCCGCCACGGCCCGCATCGGCAACTACACGCAGGTTAGCCGCAAGACCGTCCTGATCTCGGGCACGCTCGAGTCGGTGGACAAGGCCGGCCGTCGCTCGGAGCTGGCCTACCAGCTTGCCAAGCGCTCTGCCGAACTGAAGCGCGACATGGAGTCGATCATGCTGACGAACCAGGCGGCCGCCGCCGGTTCGGCTGGTGTTTCGACGGCGCTCCGTAAGACTGGCTCGTTGCTCGCATTCTTGAAGACGAACACGGACAAGGGCACGGGCGGCGCCGATCCGGTCTACACCGCCAAGCCGGATGCGACCCGTACGGACGCGACCGACGCCAACCTTCGCACGTTCACGGAAGCGATCCTCAAGACCGTGATCCAGAAGGTGTGGGCTGCCGGTGGCACGCCGAAGATCCTGATGGTTGGCCCGGTCAACAAGCAGCGCGTGTCGGGCTTCGCGGGTATCGCGGAGATTCGGCGCGAAGTCACGGGCAACAAGCCCGGCGTCATCATCGGCGCGGCCGATGTGTACGTTTCGGACTTCGGCGCGGTGTCGGTTGTCCCCAACCGCTTCCAGCGTGAGCGTGACGCCTTCGTGCTCGACCCCGAGTACGCTGCCGTCTCGTACCTGCGTCCCTTCCAGACCGTCGAGCTTGCGAAGACCGGCGACGCCGAGAAGCGCATGATCGTCGTGGAGTGGGGCCTGAAGGTCAACACCGAGGCCGCGCACGGTCTCGCCGCTGACCTCACCACGACCTGATCGTAGTGGTATAAACTTGGGGGCGGCGGCAATGGTGCCGTCGCCCTTGAGTTGAGGATCGCATGAGTTCAACAGGAAAGCGCCTATTTGATTACGACCCGAACACGGGTACAACGAAGTGGTGGCACTACGATGCCGACAGGGATGAGGCCAAGATTGAGACGGTCTTTGAAGTCGGCGACCTGATTGAGCGAAACAAGAACGAGTACGCCTCGACCGACGAACGGGCGAGGTGGGGCGAGTGGAGTAAGGTGGCGTCCATCCCGATGGCGCTTTTCTACCGCCTCAAAAACGAAGGGATCGTTGACGATCCAAAGAGAATGAAGGCCTGGTTGAACGATAGAGACAACCAACTCTTCAGAACACGCGCGGGGCGTGTATGAGCAGGTCAATAGCGATATTGGTGCCTGCGCGTGATACGGTGATGACCTCGTTTGCCTATGATATGGCACGAGCGATGTCGTATCACACAGCGACAACAGACGACCGTGTTCTGCTCTACACGAGCCACGGAACTCTGATCGCCTCTCAGCGTATGGAGCTTGCGCGTCAAGCACTCGAGGAGAAGGCGGACTATCTCCTCTGGCTTGACTCAGACATGCGGTTCCCGAAGGAAACGATCGGGCACCTCATCCTGCGCGACAAGCCCATCGTGGCAGCCAACTATGCGACACGTCGCATGCCGGTCAAGCCGGTGGCGATGATGGATGCGCAGGGAAAGATTGACCGAGTGTATACCGGCCCAGAGTCCGAAGGGCTACAGCCTGTCGATTATGTCGGCATGGGCGTGATGATGGTGAAGCGAGAGGTGTTCGAGAAGTTAGAGGCGCCGTGGTTTGCGATCCCGTACTCAACGATTGGAAATCACTACATCGGCGAAGACGTTTTCTTCTGCCGCAAGGCCAGGGAGGCCGGGTACGAAGTGCTTCTCGATCATGACCTCTCGCAGCATGTAAAGCATATCGGTACGTTCGAGTATTCCCACGAGGGTGCTTGGGCGATGAAGGAAGAGGTTGATGGCTCTAAACTCATACAGCGCGCTTAAAACGAGCATCGCGGACTGGCTCAACCGTGACGACCTCACGGCAGTCATCCCCGACTTTATCTCTCTTGCTGAGTCCCAGCTTGAGCGTCGCATACCGACGCAAAAGATGGTGAAGCGCGCCAACGCCACGATTGATACGCCATTCTCGGCGCTGCCGTCTGACTTTTTGTCTTGTAAGTCCTTGGTGTTGACGTCTACCGCTCCGGTTCAGCCTCTGGTGTTTCTCACCGAAGATGAACTTGATTCAAAGAAGTACGTCTACCGCACCACCGGGAAGCCGCAGTATTTTGCTCTGGTCGGAAACCAGATTGAAGTATTGCCGGCGCCCGATACGAGCTACACGGCAGAGCTGACGTATGTAGCGACGCTGGCAAAGTTGTCGGACAGTAACACCTCAAACTGGCTACTTGAGCGCCACCCTGACGTATACCTATACGGCGCTCTGTTACAGGCTGCCCCGTACCTGCGCGACGATGAGCGCGTAGGGACATGGGCATCGCTTTATGATGCCGCGGTGGGCGACATTATCCTGCAAAACGAGCGGGCCGCCTTTAGCCAAGGGCGCTCTGCCATGACTGTTAAACCGACGAGGGTGATCCCGTGAGTGCATTTTCAAACTATCTTGAGAACAAGATTCTTCTTCACGTTCTCTCTAACACTGCGTACACCTCGCCGACGACCGTGTACCTTGGGCTGCACACCGCAGACCCAACGGATGCCGGCACCGGGACGGAGGTAAGTGGCGGCTCGTATGCGCGGCAGTCTTTTGCCTCAACGATTTCGGGCAACGCCGCGAGCAACACGAGCGCCATTGAGTTCCCGACCGCTACGGCGTCGTGGGGTACGGTCGGCTGGGTTGCGGTCTGGGACAACCTGTCCGGCGGCAACCTGCTGTTTCACGGCGCGTTGACCGCGAGCAAGACCATCGCGTCGGGGGACGTGTTCCGTATCCCGGCGGGTGATCTCGACATTACGCTGGACTAATTGATGGCAGGCTACGGTTCCGGTTTATACGGCCGTGGCAATTATGGCATCGACCCGAAGGAGGGCGCTGCCAGTTTAAGTGCAGCCGCGTCCGTCTCGTGCGTAGGCGTGAGGGTGCGGCTTGGTGCCGCGGCATTAAGTGGTGCCGCGACGCTGACGGCGACGTGCAATCGGGTACAGCCCGGCGCTTCGTCTGTGGCGGGCACGGCGGCGCTGACGGCGGCGGCGGTTATTGTAGAGGACGCCTCGGCGTCTCTCGCGGCCTCTGGGGCGCTGGCGTGCTCGGCGCGCATAGTGCGCGATGGCGCGGCGGCGATGGCTGGCACGGCCTCTCTGGCGGCCACGGCGCTGCGGGTGCGGTTAGGGGCCGCCGCAGTCTCTGGCGCGGCCACGGTCGCGGCAGATGCGCTTCGGGTGCGGCTGGCGGCCTCGGCGATGTCTGGGGCGGCCACCGAGACGGTGGCAGGCGTGCGAGTGCGGACTGGGGCGGCGGCGCTTTCTGGCGCTGCGTCCCAGACGGCAACGGCGAACGTCGTATATATCGGCGCCGCGGCCATTGCCGGAGAAGCCGCTCTGGCTGCGGCCGGCGGGGTTATCCAGTCGGCGGCGGCTGCACTCGCCGGGTCGGCTGTGCTGTCTGCCGCCGGGCGGTTGAAGTGGGAAGTTGAGCCGGACACGGCGGAGAGTTGGACGCCGCTGGCTGACACGGCTGAGAGCTGGAGCGCGGCGAGCGATACGGTCGTCGCCTGGAGCGCGGTGGCAGACACCGCAGAGACATGGGCGCCGGTGGCAGACACGGCGGAGACTTGGACAGAGAAGACATACCCGGCCTATCTACAGGCCGCTTGAGGTAACGCAAAATGGCTGACACAACCACCACCAACCTTGGCCTGACGAAGCCGGAAGTCGGCGCATCGTCGGACACCTGGGGCGGTAAGATCAACACCAACCTTGACCTCGTGGACGGTATCTTCGCCGCCGCTGGCAGCGGTACGTCTGTAGGCCTTAACGTCGGCACCGGCAAGACGCTGACGGTTGGCGGGACACAGAATATGTCGGCGCTCACAGCCTCAACGGCGCTGGCACTTGATTCAAGTAAAAACATTGTGTCGGTGACGAACACTGGCACTGGTAACAATGTGCTGTCGGCATCTCCAACACTGACGGGCACGATTTCCGCAGCCGCGCAGACCCTCTCCGGCAACCTGACCCTCTCCGGCGGCACCGCAAACGGCGTGTTGTACTTGAACGGGTCGAAGGTGGCGACTTCGGGGAGTGCGCTGTCGTTTGATGGAAGTTACTTTACAGCGGCTTCCGGAACCGGAACTTTTCTTGCTGACATTGTTCAAGTAAGTGGCACCGCGACAAAAGTAAATGCCAACGGTGTCGGTCTTGAGTTTCGTGGCGGTTCAACCCCAAACATTACATCGTACAGCCGTGTAGGGTCTGCTTATCTCCCGATGACGTTGGATACATCGGAAAGCATTTTCTCTATTTCCGGCACCGAAGGCATGCGCCTCACCTCCTCCACGCTCTACACAGCGTCGGGGATTAACGTCGGCATCGGGACGAGTTCGCCCTCATACAGATTCCAAGCAGTTCGCAGCGGTGACGGAATCACTGCTGGTATCTCTGGCGGCACCTACGGCATTCGCTTTGACAACGGCGGTACGTTCAGCAGCGGCGCATCCACTATTCATGGCGTGGATTCAACACTTGTAGGCTCATATCAGCAATTAAATCTGAATGGCTCTGTGTTGACGTTTCAAACAGCAGCCACCGAACGCGCCCGCATCCCCGCAGACGGTGGTTTTCAATGCCTAACCAGTATCTCTGTGGGCAACGCCACACCAACCACTTCCGGCGCCGGCATCACTTTCCCCGCCACGCAGTCCGCATCGTCCAACGCCAACACGCTGGATGATTACGAGGAAGGTACGTGGACGCCGAGCGTAATCGCCGGATCAATAAGCGGGACTAATATAACGTATAACGGAGTCTATACAAAAATTGGAAGAGTGGTGATTCATAACTTAATAATAGAAACCTCTGTTAACGACTTGGTAGTTGGGAGTTATGTCGGATTTTCCGGACTTCCTTTTAGTGTAGTAACCCAGAGTAGTGGTAGCGTTACGACAGAAGATATTGATTCCAACACTAGAAATGGATTCGCATCTGTTGGAGGAACCACGATGACTCTTGGCCCGTGCGGAAGCGCAACAGGCACTCAAAAATTAGCAGTTACGGTAGTAGGATACATTTAAGTATCTGCATCGGACGGTGCAGACGGACAGTCCAAGCCAAAGGAGATAAAAATGGCTAGTTTTGAAGAAAAAGTTTATGTGTCTCAGTTTGATATCCAGCCTACTGGCTGTATCGGCGTTCGTAAAACCACCGAAGTCCTCAAAGACGGTGTGGTAATTTCGTCAACGTATTGGCGTACAACGCTAGTGCCGAACGATCCGCAGGCGCAGGATGTACTGGGCGCAGAGCCGTACTACTTGAACATCGCCAACTATGCGTGGAGTCAACCATCTCCGCAGCCGTATAACCCGCCTGCACTGTAAGGAATAGTCATGCCTACTGTAATCACATGGAACATTTCCGTTTTGAACTGCATCCCGCAAACCGCAGAGGGCGCGGATTACGTCGTCACGGCGCACTGGCAGTGCAACGGCGTAGACGGAGACTACAACGGCAGCGTCTACTCGACCTGTTCGTTTCCCGTCGTGCAGGGTGCGTTCACCCCGTATGACCAACTCACACAAGATCAAGTGCTGGGCTGGATTTGGGCCAACGGCGTGGATAAGGACGCGACCGAGGCTGCGGTGGAGCAGCAGATTGAGAACCAGAAGAATCCTCCGATCGTCTCTCCCAAGTTGCCGTGGGTAGCGTAATGATCAAACTTGAATTGACGATTGAAGAAGTCAACGCCATTCTGCAGGTGCTTGGGCAGTTGCCCACCTCGTCGGGTGCGTGGCCGCTGGTTGTTAAAATCAAGGAGCAGGCCGACCCGCAGGTGCCAAAGGAAGAAAAGAAGGAGCCGTGACATGTCTGAGCAGGGTCAGACCGTGGAACTAGCATTGCTTCGTAAAGACATGGAGCTTTTGCAGAGCGACATGGCAGAGGTAAAGGGCGACCTTAAAAAGCTCGCCGACGCATGGTCTACGGCAGAAAATCTTGTTGCCTTCGTGAAGTGGCTTGCAGGTCTTGCGGCTGGCATCGGGTTACTGGTTGCCTTCTTCAAGGGCTTTATTCTCCCAACAAAGGAGTAACGCCTTGGCGTTAATTCCGCTCAACATCCAGCCGGGCGTATATCGCAACGGCACAGACTACCAAAGCAAGGGCCGCTGGCGCGACGCCAGCCTCGTGCGGTGGTACGAGAACACCATGCGCCCGGTGGGCGGGTGGCGTAAGCGAGCCTCTGGGCAGCTCACTGGGAAGTGCCGTGGCATCCTAGCGTGGCGCAGCAACGCCAACGCGCGCTGGATCGCTCTGGGAACCCATAGCAAGCTCTACGCGATGAACGAGGCGGGCACGCTGACGGACATCACCCCAGCCGGGTTTACGGCAGGCTCCGCCGACGCGGTGCTTAACCTTGGGTACGGCGGAGGCCCGTATGGGCTTTTCTCTTACGGCACTCCGCGTGCTGATACCGGAACGGTAACGCCTGCGACGACGTGGAGTCTAGACAATTGGGGCGAGTACCTGCTCGCCTGCTCTAACGCCGACGGAAAGATTTACGAGTGGGACTTGAATACGGCCAACGACGGGGTGGCGTTAGCAAACGCGCCGGTCAGCAATAAGGCCGTACTCGTGACCGCAGAGCGTTTTGTGTTCGCTCTTGGCGCTGGCGGTAATGCCAGAAAGGTTGCATGGTCTGACCAAGAAGACAACACCATGTGGACGCCTGCGATTACGAACCAGGCTGGAGACATCGAACTAGAGACGGTGGGTTCTATCGTCGCCGGGAAGCGGCTTCGCGGTGTGAACTTAATCTTTACGGATGTTGACGTCCACACGGCCCAGTACCAGGGCGCGCCGTTTGTGTACGGCTTTGAGCGCATTGCGACCGGGTGCGGGGTGATTTCTGCGCAGGCCGTTGCAGCCGTTGAGTCTGTCGCCTATTGGTGGTCTCCGGCTGGATTCTTTACCTATGACGGATTCGTCCGCCCGCTAAAGTGTGACGTGCTTGATTACGTTTCAAACAACATATCGCAGGCACAGCGTTCTAAGGTGTACGCGGTCGCAAACAACCAGTTTGGCGAGGTGTGGTGGTTTTACCCGTCAGCCTCTAGCAACGAGGTTGACTCTTACGTTGCGTACAACTATCGAGAGGGGCATTGGACGATTGGCTCGCTCGGACGCACGGCTGGGACAGACCGCGGCGTTTTCAACTATCCGCTGATGGTGTCTAGCGACGGGTACGTTTACGAGCATGAGGTCGGCGTGACTTACGACGGCTCTACGCCATACGCGCAAAGCGGCCCGATAGAGCTTGGCGGCGGTGATCGTATTATGATGGCGCGCCAGTTGATTGCGGATGAAAAGACGCAAGGGTCTGTCGGCGTGCAGTTCTTGACAAGTTTTGCCCCAAACGGATCGCAGACGACAAAAACGTATACCATTGACTCCATCTACACGCCCGTTCGATTCACGGGCAGGCAGGTTGAGATGAAAGTGACTGGCGACTCTATGACAGACTGGCGTGTTGGCATGATGCGCCTCGATGCAGTCGCGGGCGGCGAGCGATGAACCACGAAGAGGTTGAGGGGCTGGAGTACGTCACCCCGTTTCGAGAGCTGATTGAGCGCGCGCTCGCAGAAGGCTACGGGCAGATGAATTACGCCGACGTAGTGGAAGGATTAAAGAATGGCGAATACCAGTTTTGGTCTTCGGAAAATTCTTGCGTCATCACGACGATTGATGTTTTCCCAAGGCTAAAGCAGCTTACCGTGATTATAGGCGCGGGTGACTTGAGGGAGATTGACGAAATCATCCGCCCTGTTCTTGAAGAGTGGGCACGGCACATTAACTGCGACACGATGCTAATTATGGGGCGCCCCGGCTGGCAGCGTGCTCTGGAAGGCTACAAACGCACCGCGGTGGTGCTCGAGAAAAGACTATGAGCAATCTTTTTAAGTCCAAAAAGACAGAAACATCAAAGACGGAGATTGACCCGCAGGTCTATAACCGTATCTTAGAGAATCTGCAGTTCGCGGAGCAGGTGGCTGAGATCCCGTATGAGCCGTACCGCGGTCTAATGGTCGCGCCGTTTACGCGCGACTACATGGCCGGCGAGGAAATGACGCGGCGGATTGCGCAGGAAGGCGGCTTTGTTCCAGAACTGGAGCAGGCTGCTCGCGCGGCGCAGCAGGCCCTCGGCTACCAGCCTGAGCGCATCAGCGCGGAGCGTATCGGCTCATCCCTTGCGGGTGGCCCTGAGCGCATCACAGCGGGCCAGGTCGGCACCAAGTTCTCGGCCAAAAACGTAGGCGCCTCGCTTGCCGGCGGCCCTGAGCGGGTGTCGGCCGGCAGGGTTGCCGCGCCGGCCGCGGCGCAGAGAATTAGCGCCGGGCAGGTTGGGACTAGGTTTTCTCCTGAGCGTATCCAAGCGGAGCGCATCGGGGCCTCTCTTGCAGGCGGCCCGCGGATGGTCTCTGCCGGGCAGGTCGGCACCACGTTTGCGCCAGAGCGGATTGGCGCGGGCCGCGTCGGTACGACGTTTGCGGCGCGTGATGTTTCTGCGCCTGGTGCTGCACCGATGGCGCAGGCGGCCTCATTCCTTGGGCGAGACGTGGGCGGCGACTTAAATGCCTACATGAATCCGTACCAGCAGGGCGTGATTGATGTGGGGGTCTCCGACATTGACCGCGCCCAAGAGCAGGCGCGGATGCAGCGCGCGCAGCGCGCGACCGCAGCGCGTGCCTTTGGTGGCTCGCGTGCTGCGATTGAGGAAGGAATCGCCGCGGGCGAGGCGGCTCGTGAGCGCAATCGGTTTGTTGCCGAGCAGCGGGCGCAGGGGTTCCGTGAAGCCGCCGCGCTACGAGAAGCAGATGTGGGGCGGCAGCAGCAGGTTGCGCTCTCCAATCAGGCTGCGGCGCAGGAAGTGATGCGCCTCTCGCAGGCGGGCCAGATCAGCAACCAAGAGCGCGACATGCGATTGGGGCAGCTTGGGCTCACTGCAGAGACGGCCAACGTGCAGTCTGAGCTTGAGGCGGCGCGGGCCAATCAGGCGGCGCAGCAAGAAGCGCAGCGCCTTTCCCTCGCCGGGCAGACGACCAACGTGCAGGCTCAACTCGAGGCAGAGCGCGCCAATCAAGCGGCGGTGCAGGAGTACATGCGCGCCGGGTTGACCGCCGAGCAGGCGAACCAGCAGGCGCAGATGGACGCGGCTTCGCGTAACCAGCAGGCGCAGCAGGAGGCGCAGCGG